ATACAGCTTAATGGGACTTTGAAAGCGATCCACTTTGGAAAATCCAAGGAGGGTATTTGTAAAGTAGCCAACTGAACTGCCACGCCCGGAATTTGTCAGAACTCCCCCCATTTTGATTGCTCGTTTCACCATATAATAGTCAATCAGGAAGTAATCTGACATATTGGTGTCCTTAATAACCTGAACCTCTGTCTTAATACCTTCAAAGTATTCGTCATATTGTTCTGGCGGTACACCTTCCATATATTCTTTGAAAAGCCTTGTGATCAGCTTGCTATATTCTTTATTGCGTTCCTCCTGTGACAACTTGGGTAACAACTTACCATCAATCTCGTGTTTGCCATCATATAAGGTAGGTAACTTAATATCCTTTGAAAAAATCGGATTAGGCTCACCATTTGACAAAACAGAGTAATCATCAAACTCCAGCAACAGATCAGTATTGTCCATTGCCTTTTGAATCTGCTCTTTGGTAAATACACCCTGCGTTAAGAACCTCTGCATGGTAGTATCATCATCAGGATAATCCATATACCACCCTTGCTCATCATCATAATGAACATTCTTGGCGGCAAGAATATAGTCACGTTCTTTTGATTGCTCTGGATAGATGTAGTGGCTATCCATTCCAACAATCATTTCAATGCTGTACTTTTCAGACAAGGCCAGAATTCGCTTATTTAAATTAATCTGCGGGTCTGTATTGTGATACTGAATCTCAAGAAATAGATTGCTCTTAAAATGATTATGTAATTGAACAAGTAATTCTTCAATGTCCTCATAATGCCAAAATGCAATGCAAGCTGTTGTAATCATTACATCATCTGCTGGCAGACTAAGTAACAGTTCCATATCAACACGTGGACGAAAATAGTAGCCATCTTCGTTTGCATCTGACATAATTCGATTTATTGCTCTGCGTCCATTTTCGTTTTTAGCAAGTAAAATAACATGGCTGTTAGTTCTATCCTTTTCATGCCGATCCTTTACCCAATATGCTTCGGCCCCAAAAATAAATTTCAAGTCATACTTTTTTGCCAGTTCAAATGTCTCAAAGTAATATCCAGCCCATCCATGTTGTACACTGGACAAAACCTTATGTCCAACTTCTACTGCTCTTTTCGCATAATCTTCTTGAACAGCAGCAGAATCAGGAACATAAATGTTGCTATATGAATCGTGCTTATGATAATTTTGCAAATTAAATCACTCCTTCATATCTAAACTCTTTGAAATATTCTTTTTCTGCATTGATTCTTGCTTGTACCGCATCTTCAAACTTATCATAGTGACCTAATGATTTCTGCCGATTCATTATGGTGATATATGCTCTCCATTTCCCGTTCTTTTTGTTTAAGCAAACACCAGTTTTGCCGCTGTTATTTGCTTTGTTTATTTTCTGATTTCTCTGATTTTCTTGATGTGTTGCAATTCTGATTTGAGACTTTCGGTTATCATTCAAATGATGATAAATATGATCTACAACTTGGTCATCATCACATTTGAGAATTAATCGGTGCATTTTAATATTCTTGTGATTCTCAATATCTCCCACATTTTTTGCCTAATCTGTTCTTCATATAGCTTTGCATTTACAAGTTTCATAATTTATCACCATTAACCATTCTACTAACTTGATCAACTGTATACTCAATTTCTGAAACAGTATGACGAAATGGCTTTACATCTTCTTTTATGATAGTTGCTTGATATAAAGTGGGTGGGTTTTCTATATTACTTCCACGTTGGTCAATAATATAGACTTCCTGATTTGTATTAAGACTAAATACCTTTGTACTTCCATCTCTAACAACAATAAGAATTGGTTCTTGCATCATAAATTACCTCCAAGTTATTCTCTTGTGTCCATCTTTGCACCGCAGTTAGGACAAAATTTTGGTTGCCAATCAGCATAAATATCAGCATCAAGACCAGTATATTTGTCCATACCGCATATAGGACAAATTGAAACGCCATCTTTCCATTGCCCATGCACAACTGCGTTTTTATTATTCATCTTAACTATTTTGTAAGGAGATACACGCATTACTTCATCATATCGCCAATCATGATTGCTATTAAATGCTTTAACGACAACCATTTTGCTTGTAATCTTTTCAATTTCGCCCAAATAAAGAGTTGAACTTGTGGATTTGTAAGATAAAGCAACTACTTTATCTCCAATATTTAATTCTTGTCCTAAAAAGTCTTTTATAATATTCACCTTCAATCAAAATTACCCTATGTTAAAACAAATTAGCATCCTCATCCTTATCCAGCTTTCGCAAAGCCCATTGATCATTGAACCGCTTAACATGGACACACGTATTACGGAAATTGCACAAGTTATTACAGAAGAATGTATCCTCAACCTCATTGCCATTCCCATTGATCCGTGTAAACTGACGGGGAGGCCACTGGCTTTCATCATTCTGATCCAATGACTCAAAGAGGTCAGCCATACGATTTAAATAATCAATCGTTTCTTGCCGCAGTTCATCGGTAATAACATATTGACGTACATAGGGTTTAACTGTATATCGCTCCTGAATCTCTGGTGGCAGCACGTCCAAAGAATTTGCTTGCAAAGCATTCTTGTACATGATCTCAATATCAAGTTCATCATATCCAAGTTCCTCAAGATCACACTGAATATGATCCTTGAGTTCATAAACCAATTTGCCACGGTTCAGAACTTTAACAATTTCAGTTTTATTTTTAGAATTGGAACGCTTCTTACCCATAAAGCTGACTTCACAGTATTTCAACATAATCCATGATACGTCACGAACTTTGAATCCTTCAGCTTCTTTTGCCAGAGCATAGAATACAAGCTGCCGTCCATGATGTACCAGTTCAGCGGCCTTAAAGTCAGTAGATGTTTTCCAATCATAAATCGAAATTGTTCCATCCGAATTTTCACGAATCAAGTCAATATAGCCCTGTACATAACGATCATCTGAAAGCGGATAGATAACTAATTCCTCAGTCTTAAATACACCCTTTGGAGGCTGGAACGTCTGACAAAAATGCTTCATATCAGCAATCCAATTATTACGAATAGTATCGTTACCCTTAAAGTCCTTGGGGAACTCTAACCCAATCAAATCTAAATCCAACAATTCTTGATTTAAAGTTTCAGGCAATTCATCTACTGTTGCCTCCCCTTTAATAATTTCCTCCAGTTTATCGTGAATTTTGGTTCCCAATACACCATAGATTCCATTTGTACCTTTGTCATGTTTGATATATGATCTAAATGTTTCATATAAACATTCCTCGATTGTATTACATTTTGAAATGCTATATACATTCTTATTAGCATCAAACAATGCTTGAAGTCGTGGGTCTTTATCTCGTTTCGCCATAATATACCTCTCTTTTATTGATTAAGTAGTTATAACCATACAACATAGTTCTTAATAAGTTCGGTAAATGCTCCCTTCCCTAAATCAGATGGGCTTGCTTTACTTCCCTTGGGCAAGATCAAATTCTCTCTATCGAACACGTAACCAACATGATTATGAAATACTGCATTATCTAAAAGCAATTTTTGAGCCTGTAATCTTATCTGTTCTTCTTCTAAGCCCTCATCATAGGCCAGAATAATTTTTGAAGTCATCAGGGCTTTTAAATGTTTTGCTTGAATATCGCTTACATCGCATCCACAAGTAGCCAATCCTACATAGCTGCCCATAGAATGAAGCTGCTGTACAAATTTTTCTGATTCACCTACAACAACAATATTCTTTTGCTGGATGGATTCATAGTTGTGATGGTATCCATAAAGGGTAAGGCTGCGGGAGCATGGAATGATTGGCAACCAGCGTTCATCTTTTGAACACCTACTATCATTCAACCTTCCCATGATCCCACATAGCTTACCATCTAAAGTGTACTCAGGAACGGTAATTCTTAATGACTCCAAATCAAATCCTACATTGAAATGCTTTTGCGTCTGAAAATTAATTCCATCTTTAAAGAACATCAGATTAAATTTATTAGCGTACTCATCAAGAATAGATCCATCATATGTAGTCATTGAATATTCTGGTTCTTGAATTTCCTTCATTAGACCTTTATAAAATCCGCCAAATGGATACCTAATTTTTTGACTAAACTGGCTTTTTTCAAGGCCAAGAGTTTCTGCGACATATCTTAATGCTTTTGGAAATGACAATTTTTTTGTTTTCATTACAAGTGAATACAGATTGCCATGTTCATTTATAGAAAACCCATCAAACTTTAAGGTATCAAGTTTCAATCGCATTGCTGTTGGATTATGCCCATCCTCACGGCTAAAACGCAATTCATTTTGTTTACTTCTATATGTAATCTGCGTATAGTCCATAGATTCAAGGAGGACGATACAGGCATCTAAATTGTTAGATAAGTAATTGGACAGCGATAGTGCATTTACTATAATACCGCCCTCCTTTCAATCTACAACCAATTATCCCTCAAGCCACTTATTGTCCAAATAGTAGAATCCATATGTAGCAACGTCAATCAAAATAATCCAGAACACCCAAAAGATAACCAGTTGAACTTTTGATTCCAGATATTCGATTGTTTTATCTATTGGCATATCATTATAAAATGAAGTTTGAGAAATTGTGTTGTCACTTAAATTCGCAAACAATGTGCCTGTATATGAAATATCTGAACCATAATACTTATCTCTCAAATGTGATGAAAGTTTAATTGTCGTAATATAGTTCTCTGGGAAATACTCAATAGTTCCATATGGAAATTCTACACCAAGATATGAAATTGTAGTTGCATTACGATAATCCCTATCAATAGTATCCCATGTCCAATATGTTTCTACTTCAGTATAAGTTTGTGTTTTACCATTAACAGTTCTTGTCTTTGTTACTGTCCGTGTGTGCATTGTATAACGTTCAGTAACCTTAGTCATAGAACCATATAACCCATCTACTTCAGGATAGGAAACAGGATCAACCGCAACCAGATCGCCATGTACAAACGCATTACCAACATTTGTACGCATACCATATTTGAACAATTCTGGATCATCGTTAATCTGAAGCGCAGTATTATATTTCTGGTATTGCTCCATTAAACTATCATTGATTTTGTCCGAGATAACAATACCAATAACAAGCATAATGCAAATTAACGCAATACTAAAAATAACTTCCCGCTTTGTGATTTTCATATTGCTTACCTTTAGTCAAAAAGATTAGTTGGAGCATCAGAAGAAACATTGTAATCAAGATATGTATAATCCATAAGCTGATACCCAAGCATACTCAAAATCTGCTTATTAGGGAACTTCCGAACATACTGATTATAGTTCTTTACCCATGTATTAAAATTGCTACGATAATTTGCAATCAAATTCTCTGTAGTGGCAAGTTCGTTCATCAGTTCCTTATAATTGTCACTACTCTTTAGATCAGGATATGCCTCCGCCACGGCCTGAATCATAGTCCGAATTTCTTGCACACTCTCATCTGAAGAACTACCACGCTGTCCAATCACATCCATAAGTGTCTGATACTCATGCTCATCGTATGCCTTAACACAATCAACCAGATTGGGAATCAAATCAGCCCTGCGCTTCTCTTGCACCTTAATCTCTGACTGTGCCGTATTAATCTGTTCCTCAAGCGAAATAGCTTTATTCTGAACCCCTTGAAACGCAAAAACAAACAGCAAAATTGCAGCCACAACAACGGCAATACCAATCAAAATAGGCTTAAAATTCTTCATTTTACATCCTTCTTTCTAATACAATAATTTTAACAAATTTGGAATAACGCCCAACTCATTCTCTATTTCATCCAGAATTTCTTTTACCTTCTCCAGAGGTACATAGTCATTTCCATTTAGTGTAATTTTCTCTTTTTCTAAAGACTCACGATATGTCATTAATCCTCCTTATTTATGTTCATTAAACACCGAACAATATCCAATTTCCTTCCAACGATTGAAACGACCATTAAATTCATAAAGAACTTGAATTTTATCATCATCGTTTCTGGTCTTATCAAGAAATGCCACAATATATTTCTTTTCCGGGTCTAATGGAATTAGCTTGCGCACGTTGGTATATTTACCGCTCTCATCCTTTTTCAGTTGATATGGTTTTACATCAAATTTTGCTCCCGGAAATTCATCATCCCACAATGGTCTTGCATAAACCATTTCAGAAAAGACTTCCTTAATTTGCTTGGCGTTAGAAAGACAACTGGCATCCAAATATCGTTTATTTAAAGTATGTAAGGCAAGCTGATATGTACAGATCAATGAAATATTTTCACGGCTGGTAATCTGAAACAGTTTACGACTATGAATCAAAAGCTGCTGCCACATGGATTCATCAATTTCATCTTCAGATTTCATAGTATCAAACATAACCACTTGATAACCAAGTTTCGCCAGCTTCTTAATAATGCGCTTAACCTTGTTCATATCATTATCAAACAATTTAACAAACTGAATATTAGAATACTTTTCTTTAGAAATTGCTTTAGCTTTGCGAAGCATTTCCCATCGTTCCTTAGTGAACTTTCCCATCTTCAGCTTCTTTCGGGTCAGCCCCCAATAATCTAATTCAGCAGTAAGTATATGTACAAGTAGGAGTTGCTTAAAATCCTTTGAACGTTGTTCATTACTGATTACAGCGCATTTTGTACCATCCTCAGTCATTGGAAGAATCATATTTTCAAATACAAATGAAGTCTTACCAACACCACTATGACCAGCAAACATATACATATCGCCAAGCGGAGTACCAAGCGTTAAGTAATTTAAGATAGGACAATGCGCACCATAACTAATGCCCTGCGCTGATCCGTCATTACATTCAGTAAGAAATTTCTCATCAATCTCCAATGTTTCAATTTCAATATCGTGTGTGTTTTTAATGCTTACACTATTTAAAATGTAATCAAAATAATCATACACCTCTTGATTTGTCATTTTAGAGAAACGATCAACATTGTCCAATACAGGAAACCCTTTATCGTACAAAGTCATAAGCGTGTTCATCTTTGCAACTTTGTCATAATAAGCATCGACATTTTCAGGATTAACTAAAGAACAAAGTTCACTTACTGTAGCATAACCACCAAGTTCATCGAAATGCTTTTTGACTGTTGGCTTACCTTCTAAAAATGTATATATAGTTACATTGTCAAAAGATTTAAAGCCTTGATTGAACATCTGCCGCCCAAGTGAAAAATAGAAAACACCATCATCTGTTTTTAATGTCTGATCTTCATTTGCATTTACACGTTGAAAATCATCATATAAGTCAGGCTGTTTCCATAAACAAAAAACGAATGTGGCTTCTGCGCTATCTCGACCTTTAATCAGTTCTTCAGGATACTTTTTTAAATCTATGCCAATCACCCTCCTTAAAACTCATCATCGTTGAGAAAGCTACTAATATCCTTTCCACGGGTTTTTGTCCCAATGCTGGATAAATCGCCACATTCAATTTCAGTTGATTTTGTTATATTCTCTTGTTTCTTTTTGCGTTGGAACTCTGCATTTACATCTGCAATAGAACTTTTGATAATCGCAAACATATATGCTATTTTGTTGTATTCAGCGGAGAACTGCTTATGTTCTATCTGATAATGAATATCAGAGGCACATCGTTTGAAAGTTTCTAAAATCACATCATCATCATAAAATGATAGTTCATTTAACTTTTTGGGGAGGGAGGTAGGAAATGGTTGCCTATTTCCATACCTTAAAAACTCCCGACAAACATAGTCAATCAGTTCTTTGCGCTTGGCCTTGCTCTTTTGGTCAGCATCATAAATTTCTTGGCTTTTATAATACTTACCATTGATTTTTACAAATGTATCTGTAGTTCCCTTTTCGCCAGTAATAGCACATTTGCATGGCCTCGCCATAAGTACCTCCTATTACTCTGCCTGATTCAGAACCTCAACAATATTCTCCAGAATAGCGGTAGGAATATCATCAGAATTTTTGAAATTCGGAATATCATTCTCAGCCATAATTGCTTTAACCTTCTTCTTAGTGGCAGCATTGGCATCGGAGAACTTATTCTGAATCACACTCATAAGTTCTGCATTGCGTTCCTCATCAATCTTGTTCTTTGCATCCTGCTCCAGCTTCTCGGCACCCTCGGCCTCTTTTGCCTTACGAGCCGCAGCCAGTTCCTTTTTAGACTGCTCAATAGTCTTGTCGCCCTTGCTATGCTCGGCAAGAATAGCGTCCGTCAAAGCCTTAATGAAAGCGTCAGAATCAAGAGGAATTTTATCAACAATATCAGCAAAACGAGACTTAGAATCTACGCTGTAATTATCATCACGGAAAGAAATACAACGAGTTTCGCCCAAAACCTTGCCCTTAACTTCCTCCTGCTTAGTGACAACATTCTTCTTACCTGTCTTTTGCTTGACAATCTCACGATCAATATAAGCGACACCAAGGAAATGCAACTTAGTCTTGAGTGCATTAAAGTACCGCTGACTCATATTAGTAGTCAGAATGGAATAAGACTCGCCAGTAATAGGATCATCTACATCCTTCTTCTTTGTATGTCCAATAGCAATAAAGGAAACGCCGACACTTTTCAGTTCCCACAGCTTATCAAGAACAATCTGAATCGCCTTATCCTCACCAGCCATAAAACCACCAAATGCAGCCTTAATAGATGTAATCTTAGGCTTATCGGGGTTGGCTCGGTTGTGCATCCGAATAACCTCCGGCTCTGCAATTTCAAGCAACTGATCAAACGTATCAAGAACAATAACACGCAGTTCCTTATAATCAGTCAACTTGTTCTCAATCACATCATCACAGAACTCCTTGAAAGTAGCCCAATCAGGAATCTTTTCAGACACAATACCATT